TAGTAAATTAAAATAACTATATTTGTTCTTTCATAGTTTTTAAGTTTTAAGGGGTTGTTATATTAATTTATGCAACCCTTTTTTATTAACTAAATTTTATTATATTTACAAAAACTAAAAATAGAAACTATGAAGAAAGAAAAAATAAATGGTATTGAATATGTATTATTGACACAAGAACAATACAACTCAATAATTGAACAACAAAAGTATTATGATATAAATGGCAATATAGTTAACATTCAAATACCATTTAAAGATAATAAATGTTTAAATTGGACTGACCAAGGAAATGAATTAAATTATTGTGGTATTATTTATAAAGATGAAAAGATAACATTAGGTCAATTAATTTTCCTAAGAGATATTAGTAATAGTACTCATAATAAAATAAATAATTTTATAAAGTGTAATGTACAGTTTGATGGTTTAGATTTAAATATAAAAGAAATTGAAAGAATAATAGATAAAATATTATCTTTTAAAACACAAGAGAACTATGAATACAAGCCAACTTTTAAAAGAGGCTTGAAAATATCTATATAAATGAAAAACTACATCATAATAGCATTATCAATTTTAATAGTAATACTTTACTTACTTAAAGGTTGTAATAAACCAATACCACCAAAAGAAATAGTTATACGTACAACAGATACTATTTATAAATCAGATACTATAATTAATTATGTTGAAAATAAACATACTAATTTAACTCCTACAATAATAATCAAAGATACTTCGTTTAAACACGATAGAATTGATTTAAGCGATACTTCTATATTTTGGAGTACTTACATATATAATATAAAAGATAGTTTGTTAGAAGCGACTATTTCGGCTTATTCACAAACAAGACCTCAAATAGATTTAAGCTATAAACTTAAAAGCTTTACTATTAACGATACTATACTAATAAAAGATAGTGTTTACAAAGAATTAAGAATTGATAAGAACAAGCTTTATTTAGGTTCTGAAATGTTAGTTTCTCCTTTGCTTAGTCAAGCTTATATAGGAGCTTCATTTGAACATAAAAGAGGACATTTATTTAACTTAGATGTTGGATATGATTTTAACAACCAACAAAGATTAATTAAAGTTGGTTATAAACGTAAATTAAAACTATGGAAATAACAGATAAAATTACTATAACAAACGAAGATAATATGGAGTTAATGGCTCGTTATCCTGACAACTATTTCGATTTGGCAATTGTTGACCCGCCATATGGACTTGGCGACCGATTAGTAAAGGGGGGCACAAAAGGTGAAATGGGAAAATTGAAGAACTTAGCAGATGATAAGGTAACAACTTGGGATGATGAAATACCACCACCAGAATATTTTACTGAATTGCAAAGAGTATCTAAAAAACAAATAATTTGGGGAGGTAATTACTTTATTGATTACTTGAACAAAACTGATGGTTTTATTGTGTGGGATAAAATGAATGGAACTAACCCAATGGCAGATGCTGAGCTTGCGTGGCAGAACATTAAAGGAACTACAAGAATGTTTAGGTGGCATCATTTTAGTGGAGAACGAATAAAAAAGATACATCCAACACAAAAACCTATTAAACTTTATGAATGGCTTTTGGATAACTACGCAAAGGAAGGCGATAAAATACTTGACACGCATTTAGGTAGTGGTTCTATTGCAATCGCTTCTCATAATAGAAAGTTTGAATTAACTGCGTGTGAATTAGACAAAGACTATTTTGAAGCTTCAATTAAGCGAATTAAAAACCACGTAGCACAACAAACTTTATTTTGAAATAATAAATACACAAAAGATTAAAACTATGGAAAAATTAAGCAAAAAAGATAAGCAATATTTAATTGATTTATATAGTTCTGATAGGTCAAGAAAAGAAATTGAAAAAGAACTATCTGAATTGTTTGATGTTTCAGAAAGAACAATTAGACGTTATGCTATGAAATTAGGTTTAACGTTTAACCAAACAGATGTTGAAGATGAAAGAATAATGGTTTATGATATTGAAACCTCGAGAGTTAAAGCAGATGTTTGGAGTACTGGAAAACAATATATTAATCATACTCAATTAAGAAGTGAAACTACTATTATTTCTATTGCTTGGAAATGGCTTGGAGCTGATGAAGTTTACCATTTAACTTGGGATAAAAATCATTGCGACAAAGCAATGGTAACAGAATTTCTAAGACATTATAATAAAGCTGCAATGGTAATAGGTCAGAATAATAATTCATTTGATAACAAGCTTATTAATACGAGAGCAGCAAAGCACAAATTACACGTAGATAGGTTTGTAAAAAGCTTTGACATTTATAGAATGGCAAAACGTTACTTTAGATTACCAAGTTATTCAATGGCATATATGGCAAAATATTTTGGTTTAACCTTAAAACAAAGTCACGAAGGAATTTGGATGTGGGAACAGATTGAATATGGAACTAAAGAAGAACAAGAAGAATATTTGGCTAAAATGGTTGAGTATAATAAAGGCGATATTGTAACAACTGAAGAACTTTATTTAACATTAAAACCTTATTTCGCTTCTGTAACTAATAAAGCTGTTTCAAGTGGTTTACCTAAATGGGGTTGTCCAGTATCTGGCTCTTTAAATGTAAAGCTTTTAAAAACTATTTTTACAGAAGCTGGAACAGTACAAAGAATTTTATATTGTGAAGATAGTAAACATCAATACAAAGTAAACAATAAAACGTATCAAGATTTTTTACAAAGAGCATTAACTAAAAACTATTAATTATGGAAGAAAATTTTAAAGAAATACCAAACTATTATTTAGGTTCAAAATACAAATATGAAGCAAGAAAAGTAATAGAGGAATTTCAACCAGATAATTATAATGTTGCAACTGCAATAACTTATCTTTTAAGAGCTGGTAAAAAGAAATACGTTAATAACGATTTTAAAGCATCTTTAGAAGCTGATATACAGAAAGCAATTAATCATTTAACTTTTGAATTAGAACGCTTAAAATGATTCACGTATCAATATTTATAGTAATAGACGTACAAGAAGATTCAGAAGGTTATGTTTGTCCTTGTTTCTTTGACGAGGAAACTCTTTTAGAGGAATATCCAGATTGTAATTATATTGAAGTAGAAATAGACAACTTTAATATCAACTTAAATTAAAATTTATCTTCTTGATTTACAGCCAGTTATTAAATTAATTGGCTTTTTTTTTGCTATAATATTTTTTTAATATAAAAATAACTCTTTAATTTGCTTTATAAACTTAAAAATTAAAAGATATGAATTACTACAAAGGTGTTAAATTAGAATTTAACAAAGAAAAAAGAAAAAACTATATGAGCCTCCCAGATTTAGCTCCAGACTTAACAACAAAATATTACACAAATTAGATAATTTACAATATTGTGTAAGTATTTTTAATCAGTTAGAAAATAGAAAAGATATAACAGAAAAAGAATTAGATAATTTATATAACACAATTTAAAAATTAAAAACTATGGAGTACAAAGAATTTTTAGAAAGTAAAAAACATTTATTAGGTAGTTTTGGTTTTGAGCCAAACTTTATACCAGATATTGCTTTTGACTTTCAAAGAGAAATTATTAAAAGAGCTTGTTTAAAAGGTCGTATGGCTGTGTTTGCTGATACTGGACTTGGTAAAACATTAATTCAATTATCATTAGCTCAAAATGTTGTGAATCATACTAATGGAAAAGTATTAATACTTACTCCTTTAGCTGTTGCTTTTCAATTTATAAAAGAAGCTGAAAAGTTAGGTATTGATGATATTGAATATTCAAAAAATGGTAAACACACTAAAAAAATAGTTATTTGTAATTATGAAAGATTACATTATTTTGATAGTAAAGATTTTAAAGGAGTTGTATTAGATGAAAGTTCTATATTAAAGAATTTTGAAGGTAAAATTAAGAATCAAATAACAGCTTTTGTAAAGAAGTTACCTTATAGATTTTTAAGTACAGCAACACCGAGTCCTAACGATTTTATAGAATTAGGTACAAGCTCAGAAGCTTTGGGTTATATGGGTTATACTGATATGTTAGGTAAATTCTTTAAAAATAATAATAACTCAATAGACCCTAAACACGCTGGAGAAAAATGGTATTTAAAACCACACGCAGAAAAAGATTTTTTTAGCTGGGTTAATCAATGGGCTATTATGGTTAAAATGCCAAGCGATTTAGGCTTTAGCGATGAAAGATATATATTACCAGAATTAATTATAAATACTCACACTATAAAGAATAAATCTTTATTAGCTGTTAATGGTCAAATACAAATGTTTAATAAACCAGCTAAAGGATTTAACGAAGTTAGACACGAAGTAAAACAAACGATAGAAGAAAGATGTATTAAAGCTGTTGAATTAGCAAAAGGTAAAACTTCTGTTTATTGGTGCAATAGGAATGAAGAAAGTAAACTATTAAGTCAATTAGATAGTGAAGCTGTTGAAATAATAGGTAGTCAATCTATGGAGAAAAAAGAAGAAATATTACAAGCTTTTGCAAATGGAGAAATAAAAAGATTAATAACAAAAGCTAAGATGACTGGAATGGGTTTAAATTGGCAACATTGTAACCATTCAGTTTTTTTCCCTACATATTCTTACGAGCAATATTATCAAGCTATTAGGCGTTTTTGGAGGTTTGGACAAAATAATGATGTAACTATTGATATGGTTATTTCTGATGGACAAACAAGTGTATTAGAATCTTTACAAAAGAAAACACAAAAAGCAATAGAGCTACATAAAAATTTAACTAATAATGTAAATAATTCATTCAAACAAGAAATAAAAGAATTTAACAAAGAAATAATAACACCTAAATTTATATAACTATGACAAAAGAACAAACACACGAGGAAAATTACAGTATCTATAATAGTGACTGTATGGAAGTAGTAACTACTTTAAAAGATGAAAGTATTGATTTATCAGTTTATAGTCCGCCATTTGCTGGACTTTACAACTATTCAAGTAGTGAAAGA